AGGTTGGTATGTTAACTTTCTCTACTTCTGCATTATCAACTGGAACTGGCATCCAATGGGGTGGCGGTGGTGTTGGAATCAGCGATAGAGCCGTTGGCGAATTTGCTGGTTGTACAGTTGTTGTTGACTCTGCTGTTAACACAGTTGCACCATCTAGTTCAAGTGGTCATCAGATTGAGTTCTTCTGCTACTTAACTACTTCTGGAACAATCTTAGAAGGTCAGCAACAAGCACTAAGAATTGAAGCTGAAAGAAACATTCTTTCTAAGCAAGATGTTCTATCTGTTGATTATCACACTGCGTATCACGTTATGGGTACTAAGTGGAATGATGCTGCTGACAACCCAACTAATGCAAACTTAGCAACAGCTAACAAGTGGGCTATCACATACGATGCTGACTTAATTCCATTAGTTCAGTTAACAGTTAACTCTCCTCTAGACACTTCAACATATTAATTTTAAGATTAATTTGTGGTCATCAAACCTCATCAATTATTGGTGGGGTTTTTTCTTTACGCTACAATAAAGCTAAATTACTTTTTGGATCGTGGCAGCAACTATAGACGCAACAATATCAGGAGCAAATGCTAATAGCTATGTCACATTAGCCGAAGCAAACGCATATTTTGAAACTGTTCCAAGTTCTACGCAATGGGATAATAAACAAGACGATAAGAAAAATAGAGCATTAATTGCTGCGACTAGATGGATTGATAGTTTAGTTTTTTATGGAGATAGGTGTGATCAAGGTCAGGCATTAAAGTTTCCTAGAAATAATTATGAAGTAGATGATGTTGAACTTTCTTGTACAGTAATTCCAAACAATATTAAATATGCACAATATGAATTAGCCAGAGCATTAGCAAATGATACTGATGCTATTACTGGTAATACAGGTACAGCAGGTGTTCCTTCTGAAGTAAAGATTGGTGATTTAGAAGTTAAATATAATGAAAAGTCACAAAGTACAGGGACTGTAAATAATATTTTTGACGTATATCCTTGGTTACAGAGTTATCTTGGAGCATATTGTTCTGGTGGTACTGGAAGTTATCAGGTAAGAGTAGTTAGGGGATAATATGGCAGCAATAGATGATATTTTTAAAAGTATTCCAACTCAGGTATTATCACAGTTTGGTCAGACTTTAACTTATGTAAAAACAACAACACCTCGTACATATAATCCTACAACTGGTGCTGTGACAGGATCTGATACAACTGTTTCTGTGAAAGGTATTATCTCTCAAATAAATTCAAGTGAAAATGAAGGCGTTTATCAGTCAAGTGATTTAACTGTTTTGATTGGTGCAGAAGAATTAGGTGACTATTATCCTACACAGGCAGATCGTATTCAATATACGCAAGCAGGTTCTACTATTGAAGCTAAGATAATATCTATAAGAACATATAGAGGAGATCAACCTGTATATCATTCTTTAGTAGTGAGGCCACAGTAATGAAATCGCCAAAACAAATTCGTGATAAGTTTGAAAAAGATATCTTAAAAAATGAACAGGCTACTCTTAGAAGGATTACAACATCAGCAAGAACAGCAGCTAAAAATGTTATGAATGATTTAGCAGAACGTGGTCCTGAACATACAGGTAAATTTAAAAATGGCTGGAGAGCAAAAATTGTAGGTGCTGAAGGTGGTGGAGCTATAAGGTCTGCTAAATATCCTTATTCAAGACTTCATGTTCCAAAATTAAATACAACAAAACAACAGGGACTAGATATTCTAGTTAGAAAAAAACCAGTTATTAGAATATTTAACGATACAAAAAACTCTAGAGGTGAAAATTATGCTGTTTATGCTTGTGATTTAAAAAGAGGTAAATTTTTTCCTCAACAAGACCCTCCAAAAGGCAAGGTAGTTAAGCAAGGTTCTAGAGGATCTGCACCAATTTTTAGAGGTGAGTTTGTTGGTCCTGGAAATGGTAAAAGTACAGCTAGAGCAAATTGGTTTTCAAACTATACAAAAGGTGGTGCTTTTAGAAAAGCTGTTAAAAAAGGATTAGATCAGAACATAGGCATTTAAGATTATGAATTATCAAGCAATTAGAGCAGCGGTAGAAAATCCAATCCTTACTGCTTTTACAAATTTATCACCTGCTGTCCCAGTATTTTTTGATAACATTACGGCTGCTCCGTTAAGTAGTGTTACAGAATATGTCCGTATAAATGTGACTTTTGGCGATACAAATGAACCTACTTTGACTTCTAGTATTGATACAGCTAGAGGTGCAATTATTATTGCTGTTTTTACTGAAAAAGGAAAAGGCCCTGCAAGAAATCAAACTTTAATTACTACAGCAGTAAATGTTTTGGAAACTTTAAACAATACTGCAAAGACAAATTCTGGGGTATTTTTAAGAATAGGAACTATTAGTGGTCCAGATTTTTCAACAACAGAAACTCCACCTTTATTTGAAGGCAGAATAGATACTTCTTATATTGCTACTGATTTAGATTAACAAAATGCAAAAAACACGCTAATGTATAGGATATACAATTCTTTTTAAGAATCATGGCTGTCACCGCTTTATCTGGAACATCTGGAGCTTTATATTACAAACCTGCTGGTACTAAAGGTACTTTTGGTACAGCTGGTGTAGATATTGGTACTGAAACTATCACTGTTGAAACTTATTTAAACTTTAAAGTAGGTGATCCTGTTAAGTTCAGTGTTATCAATTCTCAAACTGGTGGATCTGGAACGGGTACATTACCAGCAGGGTTAAATGACAGTTCTACTTTTTATGTAATTGCATATACAGCCACAACAGGAGCATTACAGGTGTCAGCAACTTCTGGTGGTTCAGCATTAAATATCACTGATGTTGGAACAGCAGCATCTCCAAATGAGTTTCAGGTAGCTTATGCAGATTTTAGTAGCGTTACACAGGTAAGAGAATGGACATTTGAAATATCCAGAGAAGAAATTGACGTGACAACTATTGGTGGTACTCCAACACAAAACACTCCATTCAGAAAATATATCGCTGGTTTTGGTGATGGTACAGGCACTGCAACTGCTTACTTTACAAACGAAGATACAGCAATGGTAAACCGTATGGTGCAAGATGTATTGCAAAGACAGCAAGTAGGTGCAGCTATGAAACTATATATGGATCAAGTATTTACTGGTGGTTCTGTTAGCGATACATTAAGTAGATTTATTGAGTTTGAAGCTACATTAACTTCTGCATCATTGAATGTTAACCCAGATGACGCACAAACAGTAAGTGTAGAATTTAGACCTGCTGTACAGCCTACATTTGATTTTGCTACAGCATA